CACGTCCACATAGATCTGCAATTGCTGCCCCGGCCCGCGCTCCGGACGCAGGATCATCTCGAAACCAGATCTCTCCAGCAGCGGCACAAGCTGATCCCACATCGTTCGCTGGTCCAGAGTCTCTTTGTGGATCGTGGTGTCGCCGCTCGCATTCCCCAGCGATAGATACATCTGCTCCTGCTCGTTCATGAGCCGCATCATTTCACTCACGATAAACGGCACGGAACCTGCGAACCCCTTGGCCTGCTCCGGGCTTCGCAAACTAAACAAATATTCGGCGTTGTAGAGCGTCACTTCCACCGGAAGGGTGGCCTTCCAGGGAGTATCGATCACCCCTGCCCAGGCTGGCAGCTTAGGATGCTGCACCAGCACCATCCTGCCCAACTGCAGCCAGTTTTGCGCAGCCACGTCGTCAGGGACGATCACACTCGTCTCTCCCGCGCCGCTCACGCCCGGATTCCCATACACCATCCAGCCGCGGTTGCAAGTGGCCGCAAACTCCCCCACACCATAATTATTCAGATCAAACACCACGATCCTGCTCAATCTCCACTCTCCACTCTCCACTTTCCACTTTCCACTTTCCACTTTCCAATCACAACCGCCTCCGGTACCAGCTCAGATCAATACTCAACTGACCAAGATCATCCCCGCTGATCCGGATCGTGTTCGTGACGCCGCCCTGCAACCGCAGATAGGCCGCGCGTCCCTCGTCATCCATTGTCACCGCGCCAAAGGCATTCACCCCGTTATATTGCACAATCTGATTCTCTCCATCAAGAGAAAAGGTCGAGCCGATCAGCATTACATAATTCAGCGTGATCGCATCGCCGGTCGTCTCATTCTCGAGCGTCACCTCGAGTGGATAACTACCCACCTCGCCCAGGAAGGTGCCTGTCGGAATATACGTCGAATCAAAGACCACCGTGCAGGTCAACATCTCGCTCGCCGCGTATGCGTTTTCAGCGCCGGCATAACCGCCCCAGAACCAGAACTCAAGAGACTGCAGCGTGTAGGGCGTCACAGTAACGCTGTTATGCGTCCAGGCGGTCCATGTGTCCTCGCTTGCCGGTGTGGCTTCAGCCCACAGCGGAACAAGATACCGTTTCGTGAGCATTCCCCCAACATTCGAAAACGCAAAAAGAGAGTTCCCGATCCAGTTATCATTGCTCCTGTATTTATCCCCTGTCATCGAAACAGATGTGAAACCTGTCGCCCGATAGAGCACGCCCTTGAAGACCACATTTTCATCCTTCCAGAGCGACCCGCTTTGGAAACTGGCGATCTTGAATCCAAGCGCCGCATCGCCGCTGGCTGCATTCTGTTTGACAAAAAAAACATCGCTTTCCGGACCCAGCGTCTGCTTGATAAACGTCCAGCCCCCCGTCCGGTTCGGATGCGCCGGGTCATAGAACAGATCACTGGCCGTCCATATCCAGGAGGTATTGCTCGAGCTTGCCAGGTTGAATAACGGCTTCGTGTCATCATAATTCGCATCCGTCGCAGAAGGAGCTGCCGCGCTCGCGTTCCCGTATTTCATCAGCAGAGGATACTGGATGAAATAAAAAACATCACTCGCCGCGTGCGCCTGCAGGGTCGTGCCGAACACACCGCGCGTGGCAATGTACAGCCTGCAGTTTGCCGGGTCCGTGCTGTTATAAGCAAACCATTCCGTGCCGTGGTAGACGATGCCGCTGGGAGGCAGCTTATTGATATAACCGAAGGAAACAGGATCGAACTGCAAATATTCGATATCTCCGCTCGATGCGACCGCATCCAGCAAGACAAACTGACCAAGGTGGCTCAGATTCAGATTGACCCAGACTTTGGTGGACGCATTGTTTGGATTGGCGATCCAGCGCTTCAGCTCCTGCCCGGTGTTGAGATCCACGATCCGCAGATCATCACAATCCGCCTGCATCTTGCCCGCGGTCACCAGCGCAGCCGTATTCACGGTGATGCACCAGGGGATCAGTCCATGCGTCAGCAGCACCGTGTTCGGCAGCCGGTAAAGATTCTGATACAGGTACCCGCTCGCCGGACCTGCGACCACCGTAATATCCGCGCTCAAAAAAGTTTCATCCTTCCCGCCCACGCTGATGTTTTGAGTTTCAGTGGCGCCGGTCGCGGTCCATGTCGCTTGCGTCGTCTCTATCGCTGCCCGCCATGCAGACACACCGGTTTGCAGGACCGCCGTGAACCGGTCCGAATACTCCGTCTCCTGCACCAGGTTCACTGCCCGGCAGCTCATCTGGTAATCTACCCCCTCGTCGGCAAACGTCACAACCAGGACTCCCTCTGTGCCTCGCTTGAACCGGGTCTTGAGCTGCGAGATCAACGAATAGCGGTTGGCATAGTTCAGGACCTTGATGCTCAGCACCCTGTTCTGCACGCCCACCGCATACCGTCCCGCGTCGATCGCGTCCGCGTTCGTCTGCTCGATGAAGACAGGCGTCGCATCCGGCATCCCGTATGGGTTCTGCAGCACGGCCCGGTAATTGGACCCGTCATTGATGTTGTGCCCGTTGAACGTCTTGACCGTGATCAGCATTAATTAGTACCTGCGGCCCTTCAGCCTGGCGCCCAGACTTTGCGGCGGTGTGGACCCCTGCACGATCACCGGTGCGTAAAAAGCGAAATTATCATTCTGCGTGGATGCGTTCGAGATCTGCGACGGACCGCCCGCGCCCGAAGCGCCCGCGAAGGCCACCTGGTTCAGCCCCATCGCCATCACAGGCAATTGGCTGTTAAGCTCACGCATGGCGTCGTTGATCCCGATCAGCCCGATTTCCCACGGTGTAGGCGATCTCGGGGTCAGCCAGGTCGGTAGCTTCAGGCTATTGAGTCTTTCCGCCATCCCCTGCAGAAATCTAATCACGGACTCAATCGCTCTCGCAATCCCTTCGAAGGCAGGGGTAAGGCTGCTCCTCAGAAAGCCAGCCAATGTAGAAAAAATGGGTTGCAGCTTTCCGGAAATATAATCGCCGATCGCCCGGAAGATCGGGAACACATTCGCGTCCAGGAAGCCCCAGGCCGCTTGCAGCGCCGGCAGCAGTACGTTTTGCCACAACCCGGCCATCACACGCACATACAGATTGAACACCGCGCCGATGAACTCGCCGATTGCCCGGAGCAGGGGAAAGATGCTGCCATTCAGAAAACTCCATACCGCCTGGATCGCAGGCAGTAATGTCCCCGTCCACATACTGCTGAGTGCCCTGAGCACTGCCGGGATCGTCACGGAAAGCCAGTTCCTGAGAGTCTCGAACGTTGGCTTCAGAAAACCTTCCCAGATCTTCGTCAGCGTGTCCCGGATCCCGAACCAGTTGCCGGCCCAGGCAGCCGCCAATAATGCTATGGCAGCGGCAACTGCGGCAACGACCAGTGTCACCGGGCCGCCCAGGATGGCAATGATCCCGGCGATCCCTCCCCCTGCCGCAACAAACGCACCTGATAATGCCGTGATCGTGGCGATCAGACCGGTGATCCAGCCAACGACGGTGCCGATGATCGCAAAGGCAGCCAGGCCCGCCACGATCGCGATCAAGATCGATTTGATCGCCTCCCCATGCGTGTTGATAAATGGGATCAGCGTGTCGAAAATAAAGCTCCGCACCGCATTGAACAGATTCAGCAGCTGGTCTGCCCGATCAGCGCCAAACATCGTGGTCAACGCGCCCTTGATATCGCCGCTCAGGATCTGCTTCAGCACGACCCCCATCACCTCGACAAAGCCCTTCAGGAGCTGAGAAAACTCCTGTATTCTGCGCTTGAAGTCTTCTGACTTGAATAAATCCTTCAGCCCACCCGCCACTTGTTTGAAGATCGGCAGGAATTCGGTAGCCAGCGAACCCAGCATCCCCTTGATCCCTGCCTTCACGCTTGCCATCGTATCGTCGAACTCTTCCAGCGCGGCCACGTCCTCCTCGGACATCACCGCGCCGACATCGTGCGCCTCCTTGGCCAACCGCGCCATCTCATCCGATCCGGCCTTGATCAGCGGGTTCAGTTCCTGTGCGCTCTTCCCAAAGATCTGCATGGCCAGCGCGTCCCGCTCGGTGGGATTCTGGATCTTTCCGAGTGCGTCGATCACATCATCGAATACGGCCTGGCTGTCGCGCAGTTCGCCGTTGGCATCCATAGTGCTCACACGCAACGTGTTGAATGCCACAGCCAGATCGCCGATCGGAATCTCGTCTTCTGACTTCCCTTCGGCAAGCGCCTCATCGAACTTCTGCTGCTGCTCCGTGGCCGAGATCATCGACCGCACCAGCCGCGCCTGCGCGCCCGTGATCGTATCCAGACTCGTCCCCACCTGCTCGCCGATAAAAGATAATTCCTGTAAGCGTGTCGTCGAGATCCCCGTCTTGGCACTCATGTCCACCAGCTCTGCCGCAGCCTCCGACGCCTTGAAGACCAGCGCGCTGATCCCAGCCACCGCAGCCAGGGCAGCCGCACCCACCGCAGCAACTGCTGTCACCACGCCTGCCGCCACCACACCCATACCGGCCAGAACGCCCTTGAACCCTTCGACCTTCGCGCCGCTCTCATCCACCTGCTCCCCCATATCTTCCGCGGCATCGCCGGCTTCCTCCTCGCCGCTCTCCATCTCCTGCAGGGCTTCTTCGGTACCATTCAGCTCCACCTGCATCTTACCCAGCGTCTCGGTCTCTTTGTTGAGCTTGATCTCCGCATCCTGCGCGGCCCGGCTGTTGGCGCCATTGGCCTCCACCAGCCGTTCATGTTCCGCCCGCAGAGCATCCACCTTCGACTTCTGGATATCGATCTGCCCCGTCAGGCTCTTGACGCGGCTCTCCAGGCCCGTGGCATCCTTGGTCCAATCCCCCAGCGCGGCCGCGGATGCCTTGAATCCACTCTCCAGGACACGCAGCTCCCGGTTGGCAGCCCCCAGCGCAACCTTAAAATCCGTGGTATCGAGTCCGAGTTTGCCTGAAAGTCGTTCTACTTCACCGGCCATAATCGCCAATCCTCAATCGAAAATCAAAAATCCTAAATCGCAAATCGTCAGAGCCAATCTACCTGGTCCGCATAGACGCGCCCATTCCCACGGCGCACACCGCCGCGCGCCTCCTTCCACTGCAGATAATGAAACACAAACGGGATCAGGCTTTCGATGTCCGTGAGATCGATCTCGCGCAGGCTCCAGTGGAACATCTCCACCAGGCTGCATTTGAGATCCCAGAACCATTTCCCATCTCCGTCTATTTCTTCTTCGGAGATGGGACCGGAGGGTTTGCCTTGGCGAACTCCAGCGTGAGCGCGCTGGCCCGGGCAATGATGGATCGCACCACGCTCACGCATTCGATCAAATCGGTCTTTTGCTTCAGTTCATCGCGTGTGAACTTGCCGCCGTAAAACTCCACGATGAAATCGAAGAGCGCGTCCGTGTTCTGCTTGCCATTGTCATCTGCTGTGAATTGAGATTGCAGGTCGATGGCCATATCCAGCAGATAGGACGGGATCCGGTTGCGTGAGTGCGTGGCGACGATCTGATCGTCTTCGTCATAGAAGTGCAGCTCGATCGGTGCTGAAACCATGCCTGATGCCTTTCGGGGTTATGTCGTCGTGAAATCGTAGACGGTATTGGCCAGCGCCTGGCCATAGATATCGGTCACACCCGGCACGATGATCAGGTACTGCGTCGTCCCGCTCAAGTTCGAATCCGGGTTGAGCGTCACGATCGTGCGAGCTGCATTGATCGTGCGGGCCAGACCCACCGGCACACCGGCCACAGACGTAATGATGATCCCGTTTTCGGCATTGCCCGCCAGGGGATTGCTGAAGGTCAGCGTCGGGCTCACACTTATAGCCACACCGGTCGCAG